TCAGCTGCAACTGGCCTTGTCAGCGCATGGCAAACCCGCTTTAGCGGCAACCAAGCTCGTATCGCAGCAGGCTTGCAGCCTCTCGACCCAGCTACTTATATTCAGAATGAGCAGTCTTACAAGCAGGTAATGACAATGGCTGGTATTCCAAACAACAGCCCATTGATGACTACCGATTACCTCGGCAACCTCATGGCTATGGACGTCTCACCAGCTGAAGTTAAGATGCGTGTAGATACAGCTACAGCTGCTATTCAGAACGAGGACCCACAAGTTATTCAGCAGCTTCAAGCTCAGTATGGCCTAAGCACAGCGTCTTTGATGACGCACTTGCTTGACCCAAAGGTGGCAGCACCTGTTATCCAACAGGAATATAACGCAGCTACTATCGGAGCAGAAGCAGCTCGTGCCGGAGCTAACATCGCCTACGGCGGTACTGGCCCACTGAGCGCTATGTCACTTGCAGCACAAGGCGTAAGTCAAGCCCAAGCAGCTCAAGGATTCCAGCAGATTGCTGCACAGACTCCAGCATTTCAATCGTTAGCTAGCCGCTACACCGGATACGGTCAAGCTGGCGATGTTGCAGGCCAGCTAGGAGCAGCAACCTTTGGTACTCAGGGAGCAGCGCAAGCTGAAGCTGAGTTAACCCGCCTCAGGGCACAAGAATCCGGCGCCTTTGGTGGCTCAGCTGGAGCCTCAAAGGGCAGCTTACTTGGAGCGCAAGAAGGCGTTTCCTAACATAAGAATCCGTCACCACTGACCAGCATGGATGACGTGTATTAAGACTGGTAGTAGGAGCCAAACATCTTTCCCCTGAGATGCGTTGCGGCCTGCGTCACAACTAACGAAAAGGGAGTGCCACATGGCAAACCAATATGAAGACGATGACTTCGATGATATCGAAGATACTCAAGATGCAAACGGTCCTGCGAATCTTCGCAAGGCATTGAAGCGAGCAGAGAAGGAAAAGAAAGAGCTGGCAGAACAATTGGCTGCCATCCAGTCTGACCTACGCTCACGCTCCGTCAAGGAAGTATTGGCACAGAAAGGCGTACCTGACAAGGTAGCCAAGTTCATACCTGGCGACGTAAGTACGCCAGAGCAGATTGACTCATGGCTCAGCGAGAATGCCGACGTGTTCGGTTTCGCAAAGCCAGAAGAAGCTGCTCAAGCAAGCGAGGAATCGCAAGCGCAAGTTGCCTCATATCAGCGTATTAACGCTGCTACTCAGAATGCAAGTACTCCAACCCGCGACCAAGATTTGGCCGCAAAGCTGGCTGGAGCTAAAACTCTTGATGAGTTGAACGCATTGACCGGCAACCCAACTACACGCTTCACTCGCGGCAATTAAACCCATCCGCACAAACCTTATAGAAAGAAGGTGAACGCATGAGCAACGCATACACAGACTCGTCATCTGGCTCACTAGGTAACTACTTAGTACAAACCGCCTATGACCGCTATGTAGAATTCGCTCTCCGTGCTGTTCCTCTCGTCCGCGATGTCGCAGACAAGAAGCCAGTACAACAGGCTATGCCTGGTTCTTCAGTAGTATTCCAGATTTACACAGATTTGGCTGCTGCTACAACCGCACTATCTGAGGACGTAGACCCAGATGCAGTTGCACTCGGAAACACCACACAGGTTTCCGTAACACTCAACGAATACGGTAACGCTTCTCTTGCTACCCGTAAGCTTGAGTTGTTCTCACTCTCAGATGTTGACCCAGCAATTGCTGACATCATCGCCTTCAACATGGCTGACTCTCTTGATACAGTCGCGTTGCAGACCCTTACCGGTGGACCAAATGCTATCGCAGAAGTTAACGGCTCAGCTGTTTCAACCTATGCTGGTACCTACACCAACGGTACAACCAACAAGTCAATCCTCGGAACTGACGTTATCAAGTCACGCGACATCCGTTTGGCTGTTGCTAAGCTCCGCGCTAACAAGGCTGTTCCACGCCAAGGCGAGTACTACTGGGTTGGTATCCACCCAGAAGTTTCACACGACTTGCGCGCTGAGACAGGTGTTGGCGGCTGGCGTGATGACCACAAGTACTCCGAGACTGGTGCTGGCGAATTCTGGCCAGGAACCATCGGAACCTACGAAGGTGCAATGTTCGTTGAGTCACCTCGTATGGCTAACTTTGCTGACGGTACAGGCGCTGGTTCTTCTAGCGGTACCTTCGGTACTTCTTCATATGTTAACGCTACTGGTGGTGTTCGTGTATTCCGTACACTCGTCGCTGGTAAGCAAGCACTGGCAGAAGCTGTAGCTGAAGAGCCACATGTTATCTTCGGACCAGTTGTCGATAAGTTGATGCGTTTCCGTCCAATCGGATGGTACGGCGTTCTTGGATGGGCACGTTATCGTGACGCTTCCTTGGTTCGTATCGAATCAGCTTCTTCGATTCACCAGGCTTAATTAACTAAGTCACCGTGATAGGCCCGTCAGATAGTGGGCGGGCCTACCACACTTAACAAGGAGAAACATGGTATACCAATTCACACCACCAGCGGTTGATGAAACCCCAGCAGGTTTTGGCCGTTTGATGTGGCGTTTTCGTATTGCCCGTGGGGACACGCTTCTTGTTAATGGAACAGCAGTAACTCGTGTCCGTACCCCAGGTGTAGACCAAACCCTTGAGGCTGATTACTACTACCTCGGTGGCCACATCTACTACATTACAGATGTAGAAGCAACGATTTTGACTAACGCCGGATACGGCTCATATATTACAACGGTTTAGGGAGAGACGTGAATCCAGGACGCTATAACATCACAGTCATCAACAGCACAACTTTTGCCCTATCACCATCATGGCTTATTAACGATGCCCCTGTCAACCTTACGGGCTACTCGGCTGACATGCAGGTACGCGACGTTAGCAACAACCTTATTGTAGAAATGTCTACAGCCAATGGCAAGATTACCCTTACCGCTGCCACTGGCACAATTAACATTGCTCTTACAGCAACTCAGACTTCATCTGCCAACCTTCCAGCTGGCAACTATACCTACGCATTAAATGTAACAGACCCATCCAATAACGTTTATCAAATCCTTCAAGGCGCATTTGTAGTAACTGCAAGCACGGTGCAATAATGGCAGATACAACGCCTACCTACGTTGTTCAAATACCTGTCTCCACTAGCGTTCTTAACGTCTCATCGAATCAGGGAAGCCTTAGCACAAGCGTTGTGCAAATCCCTATCACAACCAACGTCTATAACGTTGGCTCTCAAAAGTATGAGATAATTGAGCTAGGTGTTATTGGCCCACAAGGCTATCAAGGTAACATTGGTGTTACTGGCCCAGTAGGTGCTACTGGCGCTACCGGTGCTAACAGCACCGTGGCAGGCCCACAAGGAAACACAGGCCCTACCGGACCTACTGGCGCACAAGGTAACACTGGTTCTACCGGTGCTAACTCAACAGTGCCAGGTCCAACTGGCCCAACTGGCGCAACAGGCGCTCAAGGAAATACAGGTGTAACAGGTGCAAACTCAACAGTCGCTGGCCCTACAGGGTCAACAGGTAGCACAGGTGCTACTGGGACTACTGGCAATACTGGTGCCACTGGCATTGTCGGCCCTACTGGTAGTACTGGAGCTACGGGCAATACAGGCTCAACAGGAGCAACCGGTTCTGGACAAACGGGTGCAACGGGAAGTACAGGCAGCCAAGGCCAGACTGGCCCAACTGGGTCAACAGGAAACACTGGCAGCACAGGCGCTACAGGCGCAAGTGGAACCACAGGTTCTACTGGACCTACGGGTAATACAGGAAGCACAGGGCCTACTGGACCCACAGGCAGCACAGGAGTAACTGGTGGAACTGGCGCAACTGGAAATACTGGAGCAACAGGCAATACCGGAGCCACAGGACTTACTGGTAACACTGGCCCAACAGGTGCAACTGGTTCTACAGGAAGCACTGGTTCAACTGGACCAACTGGAAGCACGGGTAATACAGGAGCTACTGGCCCTACAGGTTTAACTGGCAATACTGGTCCGACAGGCCCTACGGGCGCTACGGGCAATACAGGTGCTACAGGTAATACTGGCGCGACTGGTAACACAGGCGCTAATAGCACCGTTCCTGGCCCTACAGGCCCTACTGGAGCCACTGGAGCGACAGGTAGTGGTGCAACAGGTGCCACAGGTGCTACGGGTGCAGGCGGTGCGCTGGGCTATTACGGCAACTTCTACGACACTACCACTCAGACCAACGCTGGCGCTACAAGCGCTAACCTCATCACCATTAACACTGATGCTGGCTCTAGTGGAGTAAGCATTGTATCTGGCAGTCAGATTACCTTTGCCTATGCTGGTACATATTCCGTCAATCTGCTTGGTCAATTCATTACCACAGGCGGCGGTAGCAACTATCAGGTCAATGTCTGGTATGCCCTCAATGGCACAGCGGTGACTGAATCAACCGCAATTTTTACCACCTCTGGCGTTAACAATCAAGTGCTTGCCAACATTGAAGACTTGGTTACCGTCAACGCTAATGACTACATCCAGTTCTACTGGTCCTCACAAAATACATATATGGA